GCCACCCAGAGACTTTTCCGCCTGGGTAGAGGTTAACGCCAGGCGCTGTAGGGCCAAAACAGGCGATATTTTCAACATTTCGGAGCGAAAACACATGCCACGCGGCGGATACCGACCCGGCGGCAGCGGGCCGCAGCCAGGATCGGGGCGTCCGAAGAAGGGCGAGCAGCCGGTCGCCAAGATGGTGCTGACCGAATCCATGCTCATCGGCATGTCGCCGCTGGAATACATGCTCTCGGTCATGCGCGACCAGTCCGCCGACGCGGCGCGTCGGGACAGGATGGCGCAGTGCGCCGCGCCCTACGTCCACGCTCGGGCCGAGGCGACCGGTAAGAAGGCTCAGGCCGAAGAAATCGCGGCGACCGCCGAACGCGGCACCGACTGGGAGCAGCTGCTGGCGAACTGATGGCCTGGGATACCTCCTGCCGAGACTGGGCTGATCGGCTCCGGTCGGGCCGGTCCCTGGTTCCAGACCTCCCGCTCGACCATGACGCCGCGCGCAGGGCGGCGGGCATATTCGACGCGCTGCGTCTGCCGGATGTCCCCGGCCAGCCGCGCATGAAGGAAGCGGCGGGCGACTGGCAGCGGGACATCGTCAAGGCGCTGTTCGGCTCGGTCGTCAATGGCCAGCGGCAGATCAGGGAATGCTTTGTCCTGGTGCCGAAGAAGAACTCGAAGACGACCGCCGGCGCGGCGATCATGCTCACGGCGCTCTTGGTCAACCAGCGACCGCGCGCCGAGTTCCTGCTCATCGCGCCGACGCAGGAGATCGCGGATCTCGCGTTCGGCCAGGCCGTCGGCATGATCGAAGCGGACCCGGTTCTGGCGAGCAAGTTTCATGTGCAAGGACACCTCAAGAGAATTTCATACCGGCAGACCAAGGCGTTCCTGAAGGTCAAGAGCTTCGATCCGAAGGTCATCACCGGAACGAAGCCCGCCGGCATCCTGCTGGACGAGACGCACGTCATCGCCGAGGCACCGGACGCGGATCGCGTGATCGGCCAGCTTCGCGGTGGATTGATCAGTCAGCCCGAGGGCTTCCTGATCCAGATCACGACCCAGTCCGAGCGACCTCCGGCTGGTGTGTTCGCGGCGGAACTGGCGAAGGCGCGCAAGGTTCGTGACGGCACGCTGAGCGCGCCGCTGCTTCCGGTCCTCTACGAGTTCCCCGAGGGTGTCGATTGGCAAGATCCGGCGAATTGGCATCTCGTCACCCCGAACAACGGCCGGTCGATCACGGTCGAACGACTGATCCCCGATTACGAGGCCGCGCGCGAAGCGAGCGAGGCCGAACTACGACGCTGGGCATCGCAGCATCTCAACGTCCAGATCGGCGTCGCGCTGCGGTCCGATGGATGGGCCGGGGCGCAATTCTGGAGCCGAGGCAACGGCGGGCCACGCTCGCTGGAGGAACTGCTCGACCGCGCGGAAGTCGCGACGATTGGAATTGACGGCGGCGGACTGGACGATCTGTTCGGCTTTGCCGTCATCGCGCGCGAGCGAGACACGCGCCGCTGGCTACTCTGGGCGCACGCACTGATCTCGCCCGAGGGGCTGGACCGCCGCAAGGCGAATGCGGCGCTGTACCAAGACTTCGCGCGCGATGGCGATCTGACGGTGGTCGATGGCCTTCCTGGCGACCTTGAATGGATCAAGGCGCATGTCGGCCTGGTCCTCGACGCCGGATGTCTCGCGATGGTCGGCGCAGACCCGGCGGGCATCGGCGGCGCGGTGGATGCGCTGGCCGAGATCGGCGTGAGCGAAGAGACAAAGCTCCTGGTCGGTGTGCCTCAAGGCATCCGGCTGATGAACGCGGCCAAGACCGTCGAGCGAAAGCTGGTGGACGGCTCGCTGAAGCACTCTGGAAGCCGTCTCCTCGCATGGTGCGCGGGCAACGCGAAAGTTCGCGCGACCTCGACGGCGATGATGATCGAACGCGCGGCCTCTGGTTATGGGAAGATCGACCCTTTGATGGCATCGTTCAACGCGGCGCACCTCATGACTCTCAACCCGACCGTCGCCGGCCCGGCGGCGGCGTGGGCGATGCCGTGCTGAGTTGGCTCGACCGGCTGCGTGGCCGGGACGAGAAAAAAGCGGTCGAGTTCACCGAGGGCTGGCTCGATGCTGCCTTCGGCTACAGTCAATCGTGGACCGGAGAGCCGGTCACCGTCTCAACGGCGCTACAGGTCCCGGCGTTCTACCGCGCCGTCATGGTCATCGCTGATGGATTGGCGCAGCTGCCGATTGTCTTGATGCGACCGACCGATGGCGGGATGGAACCGGCGACGGATCATCCGCTGTTCGACTTGTTTGCGCGCTCTCCGAATGCGTGGCAGGACGCGAGCGAATGGGTCCGAACGACCATGATGCACAAGGCCTCGACGGGCTGTGCGGTGTCGTGGCGGAACGTTGTCAACGGCCAGATCCGCGAGTTGATCCCGATCAAGCCAGACAACGTCCAGATCGTCGTCCGACAGGATCTGGAACTCGAATACACGATCAGTTTCGAGAACAGCAAGACACTGACGCTCGCACGCTCCGAGGTTTTCCATCTCAGATCGCCGTCGTGGGACAGCGCCCGGGGGCTCGATCCGGTGCTGCTCGGTCGCCAGGCGCTCGGGCTGGCGCAAGCGAGCGAGCGGTCACAGGCGGCTCTGCACAAGAACGGCGTTCGCACGACCGGGCTTTTCACCCTCGACGGCAATCCGTCGCAAGAACAGCGCGACCGAGTGCGCGAGGCCATCGCCTCGATGTACGGATCGGCATCGAACACGGGCAAGCCGGTGTTGGCCTCGGGCGCGCTGAAGTTCACGCCGACGCAGATGACTGGCGTCGATGCCCAGCATCTCGAGACCCGCAAGCATCAGATCGAAGAGATCGCGCGGCTGATGGGCGTTTTCTCAATCATGCTCGGGCACGCGGGCAACAACTCGCCGACGTTCGCATCCGCCGAGGCGTTCTTCGCGGCGCATGTCAGATACACGCTCCAGCCCGAGATCAAGGCGATGACCAGCGCGCTCAACGCGCAGCTGCTCACCAATGAGGAGTGGAGCGCGGGCTACCGCTTCACGATGGACACAAGCGAGCTTCTGCGAGGCTCCCTCAAGGACCGCGCCGAATACTACGACCGCGCTATTCGCGGCGGCTGGATGACGCGCAACGAGGCGCGCGAGGACGACGGCTGGAACCCCATCGACGGTCTCGACAAGCCATTGTTCCCCTTGAACATGGGCGAGGTCGCGGGCCAGGGCTCTGACGCGGACGTCGCGCAGCCGGTCGATGTCGAGGACGACGACAACGGCGCGAAGAACCCGTGGACGCCGACCGACGAGATGGCGGCGAACGCACGGCGAGCGCTTGCGTGGCGCGACGAGTTCGGGCGCGGCGGCACCGCTGTCGGCATCGCTCGCGCGCGCGACATCACCAACGGTCGCCGTCTGCCGCGCGACACCATCATGCGGATGGTTTCGTTCTTCGCTCGGCATGAGATCGACAAGGAAGCCGAAGGCTTCCGCCAGGGCGAGCCGGGCTTCCCAAGCAACGGGCGCATCGCATGGGATCTCTGGGGCGGCGACGCTGGCCGCGCATGGGCGAACAGGATCGCCGATAGGATCGAGGAACTCGGAGAATGAGCAACGGCGTCGCGAGCATCGCGCTCGAAGTCAAGTTCGCCGCAGACAAGCCGATGGGCTCGTTCTCGGGCTACGGCGCGGTCTACGGCAACATCGACGAGGGCGGCGACATGATCACGCCGGGTGCGATGGCGCGTAGCCTCGCGTCGTGGTCGAGCAAGGGCATGTTGCCCGCCATGTACTACAACCACGACCGCTCCAAGGGCGCTGTTGGCGTCTGGGAAAAGATGAGCGAGGACCAGAACGGTCTGCATGTCGAGGGCCGGATCATCGGCCTCGACACCGACGAAGGAAAGATGACCTACGCGCGGCTGCGCGAAGGCGCGATCAAGGGCATGAGCATCGGCTATCGCGTCCCTGCCGGCGGGTCGAAGATGGGAACGGGTCGCACCGGAGAGCCGCGTCGCTGGCTGAAGGCCATCGATCTGCGCGAAGTCTCGGTCGTTGACGATCCGATGAACCCGCTCGCGAAGCTCGCATACCTCAAGAGCGCTCCCGCGCTCATTCTCGACGCGCGCGGCCTCGAGGCTGCTCTGCGCGACGAACACAAGATGTCCATCGCCGAGGCCAAGAGCCTCGTCGCGGTGGTCCGTCGTCATCTGCGCGATGCAGCTGACGAACACGCCGACGCCTCTCGTGATGACGAGGTCGAGGCTTTGGTCGCGTCGCTCAAGCGCGCGACTTCCATCCTCTCCACGAAAGGTTAGTCCAATGGAACTCAACGAACTGAAGGGCGCGGTCGATGCTGTCGGCTCCGCTTTCGAGGCTTTCAAGCAGACCAACGATGCGCGTCTGGCCGAGATCGAAAAGAAGGGCTCTGCCGACGTCGTGACGCGCGACAAGCTCGACCGGATCGAGACGTCGTTGTCGAAGTACGAGTCGCTGAACCAGAAGCTGGTCCAGGCCGAGCTCGCGGCGAAGAACGCCTCCGAGACCGCCGCCGATCTGGCCGCGAAGCTGAACCGGATGGGCTCCGGCAAGGCCGCTCCCGAGGTCGACGAGGTCAAGGCGCGTGCGAACGACTGGATGCGCGCTGTCGTGCGCTCCATCGCGCGCGGTGATGGCGCTCTGTCCGAGAGCGAGCGCAAGAGCCTCGACGGCGTCGCCGCCGAGATGAAGTCGCTGTCGCTGTCGCCCGACACGCTCGGTGGCTATCTCGCGCCGACCGAGTACGTTCGCGAGATCATCAAGGGTGTGGTCGAAGTTACGCCGTTCCGCGCTGTCGCGCGGACCCGGCAGACCACGCAGAAGGCGATCCAGCTGCCGAAGCGCACCGGCACCTTCTCGGCGCAGTGGGTCCAGGAGCAGGGCACGCGCTCCGAGACCACCGGGCTGACGTACGGGATGGATGAGATCCCGACGCATGAGATGTATGCGCTGGTCGATATCACCAATCAGATGCTTGAAGACGCCGCCTTCAACATGGAGGCCGAGGTTCGCGCCGAGGCCACCGAGCAGTTCGCGAAGGCCGAAGGCGCGGCGTTCCTCTCGGGCTCCGGCGTCGGTCGTCCGTTCGGCTTCTTGAACAACGCCTCCATCGCGACCGTGAACAGCGGCGCGGCGGCAGCGCTGACGGCTGACGGTCTTCTGAGCGTCTACTACGGCATCAAGACCGACTACGCACGCGCGGCGCTATGGATGATGAACCGCTCGACCATCGGTCAGATCCGCCGCCTCAAGGACGGCGACGGCGAGTATCTCTGGGCTCCTGGCCTCGCGGGCGGCGTTCCCAACACGATCAACGGCGCGCCCTACGTCGAGGCCGCCGACATGCCGGATGTCGGCGCGTCGGCCAAGCCCGTCGCGTTCGGTGACTTTCGCCGTGGCTACGTCATCGTGGATCGCATCGCGATGGAGATGCTCCGCGATCCGTACACCCAGGCGACCTCCGGCGCGGTCCGCATGATCTTCCGCCGTCGCGTCGGCGGTCAGGTCGTGCTGCCCGAGGCCATCGTGTTGCAGAACGTCGCCCTCTGATCTGACTGAGAAAGGACCATCCCAATGGCCTCCAAAGACCTCCACAATAACATCGACATCAAGCGGGCGATCTCGCCCGTGTCGGTGTCCGATAACACCGCGCAGGTGTCGCAGATCCTCGACACGCGCGGCTACGAGAGCATCGAGCTGGTCATCGCGACCGGCTCGA